TCCTATTAGGTTTCCGTGGTAACCAATTCCTTGAATGTGGTGCCGTTTACGCTCCTTACATTCCGTTAATCATGACTCCTCTAGTGTATGATCCTAACACATTTACCCCTCGCAAGGGTATTATGACAAGATACGCTAAGAAGATGATCCGTCCTGAATACTACGGTAAAGTATGGGTAGGTGATCTAAACGTAATCTAATACGTAGGTAGTAAATAAAAATAGAAAAGCCAGCAATAAAATGCTGGTTTTTTTATGTCTATATACCAAGGATTCTATCTATTTATTATTAAGCAATCTAATTAGTATATGACCGAACAACAACAAAAAAGGAAACCAAAAAATCCTATTAAGTTTCAAATACAGTTAAAAGACGAGCAAAAAGAAGCAAAAGCTCTAATAGTTGAGAATGATATTACAGTTCTAACGGGTCAAGCAGGTTCAGGTAAGACTCTTGTAGCTTGTCAAGCAGCACTTGATGCTCTATTTAATAGAGAGGTTGAGAAGATAATAGTAGCAAGACCAGTTGTAACAGCAAAAGAAGAAATTGGTTTTTTACCTGGAGGATTAAAGGATAAGCTAGATCCATTTGTAGCACCGGTATTCGATAACTTATACAGGTTATACAATAAAGAAAAAGTTGATTCTCTAATCTCAGAAGGTATAATCGAAGTAGTTCCAATTGCATTTATGAGAGGTAGAAACTTCTCAAATAGCTTTGTTATATTAGATGAAGCACAGAATATAACCGACAGTCAGTTAGAGCTAATTGTAGGTAGGTTGTGTATAGGATCTAAGATGGTGATATCAGGTGATGTCTCTCAAATAGATTTAAAAAATAAAAAAGAGTCTGGTTTATTTTTCTTTACAAAAGCAATAGCAGGTCAAGTACCAGGTGTTGTTTCAATGCATTTAAAGACTAACCATAGACATCCGATTATAGCACCAATACTAGAAATATACAAAACTCTTAGAGATTAAATATGGCAAATAAACCAATCTATAACGGCTCACCAGGACCAATATCAGGATCAACTCCATTTAAGTTTTATGATAACGATCCTGTGTACCAAGCCGAAGGTCCTAGCGTAGCAAACTTTATTGCACGTAAACTAGGTTACCCAATAATGGATGTCGAATTACAGGATACAAATTTTTATACCTGTTTTGAAGAGGCAGTCACGACTTACGGTAATGAGTTATTCCTCTTTAAGATAAGGGACAATTACTTATCTATTGAGGGTAGTAATACTGGTTCAAATTTGAATAATACCGTGATAACCCCAAGCTTAACAGCGACTATCACTATTGCCGAGAGCTTGTACGGGTCTGAAATTGGTGCAGGTGGATATGAAACTTGGTATACAGGTTCTGTACCTGTTACAAGACATAAGCAAATTTACGACTTGAATGATTGGGCAGCATCAACTGGTGTAATTCAACCCGGTGATTCAATTATTATACGTAGAGTATTCTTTGAACAGAGCCCGGCTCTTGTTAGATATTTTGACCCGTTTCTTGGATCTGGTTATAACTACCAAGGTTTATTAGAGACTTTCGGTTGGGGATCTTACTCGCCTGCTGTATCATATATGATGTTTCCTCTATACTGGGATATACAAAGAATCCAAGCTATAGAAATGTCCGATTATGTTAGAAGATCTCAATATACATTTGAATTAGTTAATAATCAGTTAACTATATTCCCAATCCCTACTGAAGAAGATGGTCATATAGCAATACAGTATACTAAGAGATCAGAAGGTTTAAGCCCAGGTAATGGACCGTATTCTGGATCTACTAATCTAGTATCTAATATTAGTAATGTACCTTATGCAAACCCTGTTTATTCTCAAATTAATTCAACTGGAAAGTATTGGATTTATGAATATGCAGCTGCCTTAGCAAAAGAGATGCTTGGCTATATTAGAGGTAAGTATACAACAATTCAAATACCAGGTGCAGAAACTACTCTAAACCAGTCTGAACTATTAACAGATGCACGTGCAGAAAAAGCTGCTCTAATCGAGAAACTTAGAGGTGATTTAGATGAAACTACAAGACAGAAACAATTAGAAAGAAAACAGGCAGAAGCAGTGGCAATGAAAGCTAACTTTGACTACATGCCTCTTCAAATATTTATTGGGTAATTATGGCAATCTTTGGATCAATAAACGATATAGATACTTTCAAGCTTTTCTCAAAAGAGCTTGTAAATGATATTATCACGCAACAAGTTGGGTATTATAAGCTTTCTCTACAGTCCACACCGGCAAATATCTACGGTGAGTCTTTAAATAAAAGCTACATAGGACCGGTACTTTTTAACTGTTTAATTGAAAGAGGAGATTTTAGAGCACCAGTAGATGATTTTGGGGTTGATACAGATCGTGACGTTACATTTAGATTCCTACGTGATGATATGGAGGATGCAAATATAATGTCTGAAGTAGGTGATATTGTGATGTATAATGAAGTATTCTACGAAGTAGATAATGTTAACTTCAATCAACTTGTAATGGGTAAAGATAATCAATACGCTTATTCATCAGGATTAGAAAACTTTGGTAATAACTATTCTGTAGTATTATCAACTCACTTAACTCGTGGATTTAGACTTAATCTTGATAAGGTTATACCGGGTAATTAATTATAATATAATGAATCACATAAAACAATTTTTTGATTTTCTAGAAAAGAAAGATGGTAGAAAAAAGCCTATTAAGTACAGGTTTGTGTACGAACCTGAATCTCTAACCCCTAAAGATTTGAATATAGAAGGTAATCTTGATTTAAGTGGCACTAAAATCACTTCTCTACCTCAAGATTTAAAAGTAAGTGGTGATCTTTGGTTAAGTAGTACTTCAATCACATCTTTACCTAAAGATTTTAAAGTAGGCGGAAATCTTATTTTATATAATACTTCAATTACCTCTCTACCTCAAGGTTTAGAAATAGGTGGAGGTCTTAATTTGAACAGTAGTAAAATCACTTCTCTACCTCAAGATTTAAAAGTAGGTAGAACTCTTTATTTAAGAAATACTCCATTTTCTAAAAAATACACTAAAGAAGAAATTAGAGAAATGTGTCCTGGTGTAAAAACAATTCACATGTAAAATGTAAAGTATGGCAAACACATATGTACCACGTCCGTTGAATCAAAGAGAGCTACTAGACAGTCTAGTAACTCCGTATGATCCTACGATTGGAAATCCAAATAGCGTCTACTCTAAAACAGTGAGACCTGGTCAGCCAGAATTTAATCGTGCTCTAGAGATATCTGAGAAAGAAGATACTGATATTAATGTAGCAGTTGGAATTAAAGACATAGATGAAGCAGTGATGTACTACTTCAAAAATGTAATAAAACCATCTGTTATTCAGAATGGATTAAGATATGACGTGCCGGTTTTATATGGTGCACCAGAGAGATGGAAATCAGTTCAAGTAGATGGGTACTATAAAGATGCGGCAGGAAGTATGCAGGTACCTCTACTAATGTTTAAAAGAGATAGCATTGAAAGAAACAGATCTCTTGGTAATAAACTAGATGGTAATCAGGTTCATAATCTAATCTTAGTAGAAAAGAAATACAATAGAAGAAACGTTTATAGTAATTTTGGCGTATTAACCAATAGAGTACCTCAAAAAGAATATATCGTTGCATTTCCACCTGATTATGTTACTGTAACCTATCAATGTATCATCTTTACAGATTATGTAGAACAGATGGATAAACTGGTAGAAAGTATAAACTTTGCATCAGATTCGTATTGGGGTGATCCTAAGAAGTTTCAATTTAGAGCAATGATTGATTCCTATTCTACACAAGTTTCTTTAGAAATTGGTAGAGATAGAGCCGTTAAGAGTACCTTTAATATTGTACTAAACGGGTATATCATACCTGAAAGTTTGAATAAAGAGGTAGCTAGCTCGAATAGATTATTCTCAACCTCACAAGTCATATTTGGACTTGAAGTTGCAGGATCTACAGATCAGTTTAATGCCAACGTTAATAAACCTGCTAGACAGTCTATTGCAGCAGTGACAGCTAATGACTCAATAAACGTAACAGTGAATAACATCTATAATACAGGAGGAGGTAACCTAGATTCATCTTACTTAAATACAAATAATTCATTTACAGCCAGTGTTATAACCGGTAATGTAGCTACATTTAATAATAGGTATATCGTACAACCGTCTGCTGGATCTACACTTCCACCTACTTCTATTACTAACTTCACGTTATATAGAAATGGACAGTATGTAGGAGGTGAATATATTATATCGATATCACAAGTTAATACAGATGTTGTAGTAACATTAAATACAAGTTCATTAGGTTATGGATTAGAATCAACAGATACAATAGAACTAATAGGTAAAATACAGTAATGGCAAATTTAATACATAGCAATCAAATACTATACCCGTTATCTGGGTCATTTAGTGGTTCTCTACAAGGTACAGCGTCAAATGCTATATCATCTAGTTTTGCTAGTACAGCATCGTATGCACCTTTATACCTACTAACTAGTACTACTGCGTCAATGCTTAGCCCTTACGTGTTAACTAGTCAGACTAGTTCAATGACAGTTGCCACAGCATCATATGTACAAACAGCACAAACAGCAAGTTATGTAAAAAATGCTGTATCATCTAGCTTTGCTAGTACAGCCTCATACTATGGAGGTAGTGTTACTTCTGCATCTTATGCTGCTACAGCCTCTTATGTAGTTAATGCCCAAACAGCAAGCTATGTTTTAAACGCAATATCATCTTCCTACGCGGCTACAGCATCTTATTATAGCGGTTCAGTATCAAATGCAACATCAGCTTCTTATGCTATATCATCGAGTTATTCAGCTACATCTAGCTATGCAGGATCATCCAGCTTTGCTACAAGTGCTTCTTATAGTTCTACAGCATCTTACGTCTTAAACGCAGTATCGGCTAGTTACGCCAGTACAGCCTCATACTATGGAGGTAGTGTTACTTCTGCATCTTATGCTGCTACAGCATCATATGCCCCTTTGTATGTATTAACTAGCACTACTGCTTCAATGCTTAGTCCATATGTATTAAGCAGTAATACCTCATCATTTATAACTACTGCACAAACTAGTTCAATGTCTGTTGCAAGTGCATCATATGCTAGTACTGCATCTTATGTACAACAAGCCCAAACAGCTAGTTACGTACTAAACGCTATATCAAGTTCATATGCAGCAACAGCCTCTTATGTACCTAATATAGGAAATCAAGTATTCCCATACATAGGAAATGCTGTTATATCAGGTTCACTACTTATAACAGGTAGTGGTTTAATAGTAACTGGCAGTGTTCAAGTAGCAGGTAATAGTATTATAGCAGGATACAGTGAATACCTACCTGTAAATACAAACACAAATCAATCAATATCAGCATCTTATATTTACGTATCAGGTTCAACAAATGATTTATACTTTAGTCAAAATGGTAGCGGATATAATAATGTAACGCGTTTAAGATGGATTGAAGGTAATTTGTATTCAGGTTTATTAAATGGTGGACTAATAACAACTCAATCAGCTACTGTTTATCAAGTAGCTAGTGGTAGCGGCATAATAGTAAACCTAAATGCCTCTTTAACCAATAATCCATTTCCTACTATACAATACTTAAACTGGTCTAACCTGTCATCAAGTATAGCACCTCTAAGTGCTTCTTATGACCAGACATTCATAGCTATAAACAGTTCAGGGCAAATAAATTCTTCAGGCACACCTTATTATGATGGTCAAATTGATACGTTAATACCATTAGGTATTGTACTACACCAAAACCACTCAACAATAAATGGTGTCAAGACACAACCTTCTTTAGCATATGGATGGAAACAGAGATCAAATATATTTGTAACTGCTTTCGGACCATTAAAATTATCTGGTCACATACTAGCAGTGAGCGGTTCATCAACCGGAAGTATTGTAGTGACGGGTGGTACTTCATTTGCTGATGGTGCTAATTATCAAACTGACCCAAATAATCCGGCTTACGTAACTGATAATGGTACATCAGTATCTAAGATATACAGATATTATCAATCTGGTTCAGGTAATAATAACTGGGTTTATAATACAAATAATGGTGCTGGATATGGTGCAATAGATCCAACTCAATATTCTAATAACGGAGTATTGACAGCAGTACCGGGTGGTGGTCCAAATAGACAATGGTCAATACAACGTGTATTCTGGTATCCAAACTCTGTAACTAAGGCAATAGTAGTGTACTACGGTAATGCAACTTATACTACACAGGCCGATGCTATCGCTAATATAAGCATAGAATCATTTGTAGAAGCACCTAATACGGCAGCTAATGCTATCTATGTCGGTGCTTTGATAGTAAGAAACAATGCTAACTTTACCGATAATACCTCCTACTCTATAGTACCTGGTGGTCTATTCAGACAGGTTGGAGGGTCAGGAGGTGGAGGTTCTGTAATAACACAGAGATTAGATGGTCTATCAGATGTCAACGTAACTGAGGGAAGTGGTATTGATAAGTATGCGTTAGTATATGATAATAGTACAGCAAAATGGATAGCATCAAATAATCTTGGAGTATCAATAACAGGAAATGCTGCTACAGCTACTACTAGTTCATACGCTGCAACTGCAAGTTATTACGGAGGTAGTGTAACTTCTGCATCATATGCAGCAACAGCATCTTATGCACCTTTATATGTACTGACCAGTACAACTTCTTCAATGACAGTTGCTACTGCATCTTACTATAACGAGAAAGATCCAATATTTACTTCTTTAAGTGCATCACTTGCAACCACAGGTTCAAATACTTTTATAGGTAACCAAACTATAACAGGTTCATTATTAGTATCAGGAAGCGGTATAACTGTGACAGGTTCTCTAAACATAGGACCAAGTACTATTACAACATCAACAATAACATCTACTGTAGGTAGTAATACTGTATTCACACAAGCAACCGGTTCTTATACATCAGCATTCTATAAGTATACATTTACGTCGCAGTCAAATGCAAGAGCAGGTGAAGTAATGGCGATATGGAACGGTACATCAGTACAATTTACAGATAATTCAACACCGGATATTGGTAATACTGCAGCTGTTACATCATCAGTTTCAATATCAGGAGCAAACGTAGTACTAAGTACTTATACTCCAGCAGCAGGTTGGACAATTAAATCACAGGTAACTTACATATAATAATGTCTACAAATCTAATAAATAGCGGCACAGGAGGTAGAACTAATTTAATTAATACAGGTACCGGTGGCAGCATTAGTTTTATTAAATTACCACCACCTTCCCTAGTAAAAACTGGGCTAGTGGTTCAATTAGAAACAGCTAATGCTTCTTCATACCCCGGTAGCGGTACAACATGGTATGATATATCAGGTAATGGGTATAATGCATCAATGACCAACGGTACTGTAGGTTATACAGCAGGTAGTCCAGGTTATTTCTCATTTGCCAGTACAAATCCACCTTATTTTTTAGGTAATACGTCTTTAGCATCTCCTATCATATCAGGTACTGGAGGTGTTACAATAGCGTCTGTAGTAAGTGTGACAGATATGTCACAACGGTCCACTTTATTTAGTAAGTATAGTTATCCGAATACTCCATACGGATATGAGTTTGAATTAGGAACTATAAGTGGACTATGGACAAATACAGGAAGATGGTATGTACAGGGAAGTAATGCAGGTGTCGGTACAGACTATAGAGGAACTACAGCCATTAATGCCAATCAAATATACTTGATAACAGCTACTTATGATCACTCTACTTATACAGGAGTTATGTATTATAACATATCTACATTTAGCAGTAATCAAGGTGGTAGTAGTCCAACTTCTGTGGATACCACATGGCCTGATGGAACAACAAATTACGCTATAGGTGCTGTAGGACCTGGATATACACCAGGCGGTCAAGGAGCTTACATGCATCTATATGCAACCTTTATTTATAATAGAGCATTGAGTGTAGCTGAAGTACAGCAAAATTACACTTACCTAAAATCAATCTACGGAATATCGTAAATTCAGTATATTTATTAGTATAAAACCCACGCTTTAGGGACAGTGAACTGAAGCACCATATAAATGGCAAATGAATTTATAGCCCGTAATGGTATTATTACCAAGAACAATACAGTCGTATCCGGTTCTCTAATCGTAACAAACGGTATCACAGGTAGTCTATCTGGTTCTGCCACAAACGCAACATCAGCCTCTTACGCACTAACCGCTTCATATGCAATGAATGGAGGAGGTGGAGCTGCATTTCCATATACAGGTAATGCTGTTATCACAGGTTCATTAGCAGTATCTTCATCTGTAACGGGTAGCGTGTTTACATCGAATGCTGACACACTTATTATAACTGGTTCACTGACTGTAACAAATGGTATCACAGGTACTGCTAGTTGTGCAGTTACTGCTTCATACGCTTTAAATGGTGGTGGGGGAGGTGGTGTTATGATACAAGGAGCAGGTGCTGGATCTACAGTTAGAGACTGTAACAATAACACCGTTCTAGGCCAATGCTCTACAATAAGTGGTGGTTGTACTAACACTATTAATAGTTCAAATGATACATCTCGCTCAACAATAGCAGGAGGTAGTAACAACACTGCTTCAGGATATTACGGTGTAGGTATGACAATTAGTGGGGGTAGTAGTAATACTATTTCTGGATGTTACGCAGTGTTTGCAACAATAGGAGGAGGTCTTGGTAATATAATATCATCACCATATGCCTGTAATGCAACTATAAGCGGAGGGTACAATAATTCGATTGTATCATCAAATAATGCAAACTGTTCAACTATTAGTGGTGGCTACAATAATCAGATTCCTGGAATTAATTCACAAGGATCCACAATCTCAGGTGGTGAGGGTAACTGTATAAATGGTAATAATTCATACTTCTCATCAATTGGTGGTGGGGTAGTTAATAGTATTTCAGGGTGTAATTCATATTACTCAACAATTGGTGGTGGTACAGGTAATAATATTTCAGGGTGTTATTCACAAACTTCAACAATAAGTGGCGGTTACAATAATAATATTAGTGGAACATATTCCCAATATTCAACAATAGGTGGCGGTAGTACTAACAGTATTTCTGGACAACACTCACAATTTTCAACCATAGGTGGTGGCCGTGACAATGCTATTTCAGGAACAAATTCATGTTATTCAACAATAGGTGGTGGTAAAAATAGCCATATTTGTGGTTGTAATTCAAGCTATTCAACAATAAGTGGTGGTTATAGCAACAGTATTTCAGGAACATGTTCAAACTATTCAACAATAAGTGGTGGTTACAATAATAGTATTAGTGGAGAGAGTACATACTATTCATTTATAGGAGGTGGTAGTTTTAACAGTATAACTGGACAACATTCAGTACAATCCATAATAGGTGGGGGACAGAGTAACGGTATAACCGGAACTAATTCAAACTATTCAACAATAAGTGGCGGTAATGGTAATAGTATTTCAGGGTATAATTCAAACTATTCAACAATAAGTGGCGGTTATGGCAATAATATTACTGGAATGTATGGAATAATACCGGGTGGTAAAAGCAACACAGTATCAGGAAATTATTCAGCAGCAATTGGTTGTGGATTAACAGCATCTAGTGACTGCTCTCTATACATAAATAATCTAGTATCACCAACTATAAAAACTCAAAACTTCACAAATGATACAGCAGCAGCAGCCGGAGGAATACCGGTAGGAGGTGTTTACCATACTGCAGGTATATTAAAGATAAGATTAACATAAAAATAGTTTTGGAAAGTCAAAAAAGATTTCATATATTTGCTTATAAACAACATAAAAACAATAACAAATGATATTTGCAACAATTAATCCTGCAGCAACACAAGTCCAAAACAAAGGACCATTCGGTGAATCAACAATAGTATCTGGTTCAGCAATGACTGCAATAGCACGTCCATATAAATTAGGTGCTGACAAAACAAGATTTGAAGTATTATACGGTAATGTAGTAATGGGAGTAGACGGTGTTATAGCATTTGAAAGAGTAACACAGCAAGAAGTAACTTTAACTTCTGACCAACTATCAACTTGGGGATCAGATGATACTACTGTACTACACATAATAGCTAGTCAAGTAGGTACTACTGTTACAGGTATAGTAAGCGGTTCTAACATACCTGGTATGTCATTCTAAGTTATTATAGAATTAAATTAGTTACATGAATATTATCTTCCAAATAAATGGTGGGATGGGTAAATGCATTATGGCTACAGCCGTATGCGAAGCAATTAAAAAACAGTATCCTAAATCCACTCTAATCGTAGTATCAGGTTATCCTGATGTATTCTTAAATAATCCAAATGTAGATAGAACATTTGCATTTGGAGGTTTCTCTTATTTCTATGAGGATTATATTGAAGGTAAAGACTTCAAAGTATTTGCACATGATCCATACCTAGAAACAAGCCATCTCTTACAAGAAGAGCATCTAATAGCTACCTGGTGTAATATGTTTGGTATTGAGTATGATGGTGAGGTACCTAAGGTATATTTGAGTAGTAGAGAGCAGAAATTCTACAGCACTAAGTTTAACTTTGACAAGCCAATCCTACTACTACAGACAAATGGTGGAGCTTTATCAGACATGAAGTATTCATGGGCTAGAGATATTCCAAGATCTGTTGCTACAGCAGTAATAGACCAATTCAAAGATTCGTATACAATAGTACATATAAGGAGAGAAGACCAATTTCAGTACGATAATACTGTATCGGTAACAGACAACTTTAGATCACTATCTGTTTTGATTAGCCTAAGTACTAAGAGATTATTTATAGATAGTTTTGCTCAACATACCGCTGCTGCATTAGGATTAAAATCAACAGTTTGCTGGATAGCTAATAATCCGTATGTATTTGGGTATGACTTACACGATAATATCCTATCTAATCCATTTACAACAAAACCTGAATTAAAAGGAGCTTATTTAAGTAAGTTCAATATATCAGGAGATTTATTAGAGTTTCCATATAACAGTGAAACAGAAATATTCAACATAGATCAAATAGTTACATCAATCAAACAACAATAATGGTAGAAAAAATATTTTATCAAAGCTCATTACCAAGAGCAGGTTCAACTCTATTACAAAATATCCTAGCACAGAATCCAGATATGTATGCAACACCAACTTCAGGTGTTCTTGAACTAATATTTGCAGCTAGAGGTAACTACACCAACTCACCAGAATTCAAAGCACAAGATGCAGAATTAATGAAATTAGGTTTTCTTAATTTCTGTCATGCTGGGATGTATGGTTTTTACAATGGAATAACAGACAAGAAATATGTTATTGATAAGAGTAGAGGATGGGGTATTCATTATGATTTTCTAAACATGATACAGCCAGATCCAAAGATTATCTGTATGGTTAGAGATCCAAGAGATATATTTGCTTCAATGGAAAAGAATTTTAGAAAGGCTAGTGATAAAGCAAGTCCATTATTAGATTGGTCTAAGATGCAAGGTACTACAACACCTAAGCGTATTGATTTGTGGGTACAAAATCCACCAGTTGGTATGGCATTTGAAAGACTTAATGAAATGCTTAGAATGGGAATAGATAGTAAAGTACTATTTGTTAAGTTTGAAGATTTATGTCTATACCCAGAAAGAGAAATGCAGCGAATTTACACTTATCTAGACATACCATTCTTTGAACATGATTTTGATAACATAGAACAGGTTACAAAAGAAGATGATGAAGTATACGGTGTTTATGGAGATCATGTTATCAGAACTAAACTAGAACCAGTAACATCTAAAGCTACTCAAATACTAGGTAAAGATGTTTGTGATTGGATAATGAATAACTATAAGTGGTATAACGAAAAATTTAGATACAGATGATAATTTGGTTAACTGGACAACCGGGTGCAGGTAAGACTACAATTGCCAGAGAACTATTAAAAGATAGATTCAAATCAGCATTTTTAATAGATGGTGACCAGATGAGAAAATTATTCAATAATAAAGACTATTCTGAAAAAGGTAGACGAGATAATATCGAGTTAGCTCAAAATATAGCTTACTATCTACATCAAAATAATAAAGATGTAATAGTAGCAATGGTTTCACCTTATAGAGACCAACGTGAAAATTTCAAACAAAAGGTTGGAAATAAATTAACAGAATACTATATTCACACTAGTGAGGTTAGGGGTAAAGAAAACTACCATACTATTTACGAACAACCACTTACTAATTTTATTGCTGTAGATACAACAAATAAAACAGCGTCAGAAATATGTAATATTTTCTTTTCTGACTATATTTATTAGTATAAAACTATATACTATGCTAGGACTAATCATTTTATTCACAATTTTAATTGTAGCTGGAGTTTATATTTACAAAGCAGTAAAAGATAGTGATATAGCTGAATTAGAGATTGACGTAGTAACCGAAGTAAAGAAAGAAGAAGCTGCTATACAAGCAGTAGAACAAAAGCTTGACGAATCAATGAAGACATTTGCTGCCGAAACAAGAGCGGCAATGAAAAAAGCAATAGAAGAAAGTAAAAAATCTAGTGCTTCTAACTAGATTCCTGCCTATTTATATGTATATATCTAAACACAAATAAAGTATTATGTCAGAACAAGCAACAATCACCCAAGAGGAGTTACAATCATTAAAAGGTTTACGTAACGAAGCAGATCAATTTGTAATTAATTTAGGAGAAATCCAATTCCAAAAAGTGCTATTTGAAGCACAAGAACAGAAACTTAAAGATGGTATTCTAGACCTAAAGACCAGAGAAAAAGCAATGGTAGATAGTCTAGTGGCTAAGTACGGGAATGTATCGATTGATATCGAGACAGGTAATATTAACTAAGTAGAAAGTTTTTAGGTTTTGCCATAAAGTGAACTATTTATTATTAAGAAACTAATTTATAATCATGGCAGAAACTTTAATATCTCCAGGGGTCTTTTTAAGAGAAAATGACCTATCTCAAATCACGCAAGGACCTTTACAGGTTGGTGCAGCAATTGTAGGACCAACAGTACTTGGTCCAGTTAATATTCCAACCGTAGTAACTTCCTACAGTTCATTTAGATCTCAATTTGGAGCTCTATTTGTAACCGGTGGTAATAACTACGAGTACCTAACCTCTATAGCAGCTTACAACTACTTCCAACAAGGTGGTACTACTCTACTTGTAACGAGAGTTGCATCAGGTAGTGCAAATACAGCAGGTTGGACTTCAGCTACAGCATCTGTAACAAGCCCTACTGGTGTAGCATTCACACTTGCTACTTTAGGTCAAGGTACTGTAATGAATAATGATTTCAGTGCATCACTTGTTAACAGCAGCCTACTACCATCAGGTTCAGTTAGCAATATTAGATGGGAGATATCTGCAGCTAGTTCAGGATCTGGTTTATTCACTCTTACAATAAGAAGAGGTAATGATTATGAAAACAGTAAGACTGTATTAGAAACATGGGCTAATCTATCTCTAGATCCAAACCAGAGTAACTATATCAGCTACGTAATTGGTGATCAAACATTTACTCCAACTCAAGATCCTACAGATAATAGTTACTATCTACAGACAAGTGGTTCATATGTAAATCAAAGTAATTACGTAAGAGTAGCTTCTGTTCTACAGCCAACACCTAACTACTTTGATGCTCAAGGTACTCCGCAAACTCAATACACCGGTTCAATTCCTCTAGTAGGATCTGGATCAGCAAATGGTAGTTTCGGTACAGCAATAGGAAGTAACTTCCCAACTAACGCACCAATTAACCTTTATACAAATATACCTAGTACATCAGATGGTGGAGGTATAGGAACAGCACCAACTACTGCGGGTAATAACATTCAAGGTGTTTATCAAAATGATTACACTATTGCATTAAGCCTATTAGTAAATAAAGACCAATACGACTACAAAACTATATACGCTCCGGGTATTACTTTACAGGCTGCTTCTTCAGTAGCAAATACACTACTAACATTAGCACAAAATAGAGGAACTGCTATTGCAGTAGTAGATACAACAGTATTCGGTCAAAATATTTCAACCGCTAAGACTTCTGCACAAACTGTAGATAACTCATACGGAGCTACATATTGGCCATGGGTACAATTAGCATCAAACGAAACTGGTAAATTAGTTTTCTGCCCTGCATCTACAATCGTACCTGCAGTATATGAATACAGTGATAAGATTTCAGCTGAATGGTTTGCACCTGCAGGTCTAACAAGAGGTGGTTTAACAACAGTTATTCAACCAGAAAGAAGACTAACAGTAGCACAACGTGATCTACTATACGGAGCAAAAGTAAATCCAATTGCAGTATTCCCAGGTCAAGGTACAGTAATCTACGGTCAAAAGACTTTACAAGCTAAAGCTTCTGCACTAGATAGAGTTAACGTAAGAAGATTATTAATCTCATTAAAACGTTATATAGGTGGTATTGCTAATACATTAGTATTCGAACAAAACACACAAACTACTCGTAACTCATTCTTAAACCAAGTTAACCCTTATCTACAATCAGTACAGCAAAAACAAGGTTTATATGCATTCAACGTAGTAATGGACGATACAAATAACACTCCATCAATAATTGATAGAAACCAATTAGTAGGAGCTATCTACTTACAACCTACTAAGACTGCAGAGTATATCCTATTAAACTTCAATATCTTACCTACTGGTGCAACATTTGGATCATAAGAAATAAAATAAAACAATGAATAATATAAAAATAAGAATACCTAAGAAACTGTACGAATCTATTAAAGAGAAAGCTGCTTTAAACGAATCTGAAGTTCACTACTTCTGGAAGAAAGATAGATACGGATCTGAAAAATGCTATGCTAAAGATGATGAAGGTAATGTTTGGCAAGTAGATTCTAGCAAATGTAAAAGAAGAGGTACGTACAATAACAGTAGAGATCATTTAAACGAAGATATACCTTCAACTCAAGAACTTATGGGTATCATTGCAGGTATAAGTAGCCTTGGTCTAGGTGGTTTAGCTATCGCTAAGATACAAGATTATATCAAGAAAAAGAATCCTGAGCTTTATAAGAAACTAGAAGACACTCACGCTACTATGGATAAAGCATATAGAGGTGGTGTTGATGAAGCAATAAACGAAGTTTTAAGAGATCGTCGTACCGGATTTTTCTTAGTAGAGGGCAGACTGTTGACAGAAGAAGAAGTTAAAGATGAAATGACTGTTGCTCTAGATGATCTAAACGATGAAGCACAAAGCAACCCTCAATTAAAATCTTTAGTTACACCTTCACCTAAGACATTCCTAGAAAAAGTTAAAACTAATAAATCTTTACTTAAGATAGCAGCAGTAGCAGCAATTGTTTCCTTACTACAAAGCTGTTCAGTATCAGGTCCATGTATTGCAAATAGACATTATACAGACTACTATACAAATCCTCAAAGATACAGACCAGAACCTGGTATGTCTAGAAGATGGTAAAATAAGTTACAGTTTTTATTAACAAAGGATATTTATATTAAATAAACATAACAATGGCAGTCTTAGATCCAAACGAAATATTTTTCACCGCTTTTGAACCTCAAGTACAGAATAGATTTATAATGTATATTGACGGTATACCATCTTACTTAATCAAGAAAGCATCAGCACCAGGCTTTGATGCAGGTGAAATCACTCTAGATCATATCAACGTTTACCGTAAGTTAAAAGGTAAGGTTAAGTGGAATGATATGACCTTAGCTCTTTACAACCCAATCACACCTTCAGGTGCTCAAGCAGTAATGGAGTGGGTACGTCTATCACATGAATCTGTAACAGGTAGAGATGGTTATTCTGACTTCTACAAGAAAGATTTAACTCTAAACGTTTTAGGTCCAGTAGGTGATATAGTTGGTGAATGGATCATAAAAGGTGCATATGTTAAGACAGGTACATTCGGTCAATTTGACTGGGCTACAGCAGATGCACTAGAAATCGATCTTACTATAGCAATGGATTATTGTGTACTAAACTTCTAATAGCAAACTACAAAACACATATTCTAAAGTCCTCTATGAAAATAGGGGATTTTTTATTTAGATTATTTAGGGCATAAAAGCATTATTTTGTCTATTTATATATATAGATAAACACTTAAACAATTTATGACAACAGAAAAATTTAAACTACCAACAGAAACGGTAGAGTTACCATCCAAAGGGTTATTATATCCAAAAGAATCACCTTTATCATCAGGTACCGTAGAAATGAAGTATATGACCGCTAGAGAGGAAGATATCCTTACTAACAGTAATTACATCAAAGACGGTACAGTATTAGACAAGTTATTACAGTCTCTAATCGTTACTCCAATCAACTTTGACGATCTACTTATTGGCGATAAAAACGCAATCTTAGTAGCTGCAAGGGTTTTAGGTTACGGTAAAGACTACACCTTTTCCTATGAAGGACAACAGGTATCTGTTGATTTATCCATATTAGAGAACAAAGCCGTAGACTATGATTTGTATAAATCAGGTCTTAATGACTTTACCTACACTCTACCTAAATCAGGTAACGTTGTGACCTTTAAGTTACTAACTCATGGTGATGAACAAAAGATAGAAAAAGAGATAAAAGGTCTTAAAAAGATCTCTCCTAACACTACTACCGATATCACAACACGGATGAAGTTTATGATTACATCAGTAAACGGTGATAGAGAACAAAAAGCAATACGTGAATTCGTAGATAACTACTTACTTGCACCTGATTCAAGAGCTCTACGTCAATACTATAGCTCTATCTCACCAGATTTAGATATGAAGTTTATACCGGATTCAGATAACTACATAGGGGAGGGTGTAAATATACCAGTTACTGTATCATTTTTTTGGCCTGACACCACAGCATAGAATCAATATATTCACTGAAATCCATGAAATAGTTTTTAATGGACAAGGAGGATATGATTGGGAGACAGTATACCAGATGCCGTTATGGTTACGTAGGTTTACATTTAATAAGTTAAAAGAGTACTACGATAAACAAAAAGAGATCCAGGATAAGCAGCAGAATATGTTAAATAATAAGAGTGAACCTAAACCAATTGCTCGACCTGCTATCACACCTAACTATAAAACATCAACGAAGGCGCCTAAAAAATAGGCGCTTTCACTATTTATATCTGTAATATAGAAAGAATAAAATATGGCAACAGAAGCTGATTTAAAGAAAGAGTTAGATGATCTTAATAAAAAGATAAGAGATGCAGGAGGTGGTTTTCGGCAGGATATGAATGCTTTTATAGCTAGCTTCGGTTCCGGTGTTTCTGCAGTAGAAAAAGCTGTAAAATCGTTACGTACAGAGTTCAGGGGTTTAGATACAGATGTAAACTATTACTATGAATCACTAAAAAAAGTAGTAGCAGAGTTAAATAATCAAAATAATGCATTATCTCTAACTAAAAAAGCTTTTAGTAACTTATCTAGTATAGCAAATAAGCTTAAATACGATCAGGATGGCATATCTGAATTAAATAAAAAAGACTTAAAGAGTTTAGCACAGAAACTAGTTATCCAAAAAGCAGAGTTAACTGTTGCTAAAACTATGAATAAAGATAGGTTAGAACAGATAGCGAAAGAATTACAAAGTGTAGATACAAAGTCTAGAGAAGCAAAAGCTTTGAGAAAAGAAAGAAAAGAAATAAAAGATGCACAAAGTGAAACTAAGAAATTTTTAGCAGATGCTGAGCTAGGGTACGCTGGAGTTGAAAGAGCTCTTAGGGCTAGATTAAAACTAGAAGAACAGATTGCAAGAGCAATGGGCATCAGCGGCACAGCAGTAACAGCACTTGCAACTGGGCTAAGTAAACTCGGTGTAGATACCAGTAGTATAGCCGAAAAAATGAGAGTTACAGCTAGATATGCTGTTGAAACAAAACAAAGTTTTGCCCAATTAAGAGTATTAGGAACAGGCCTTAACGAAATAGTTAGAAGTCTAGGTAGAAGTCTTACAGATCCTGCAGCTATTATTGCATTATTTGCAAAAAATATCGGAAGAGCTAGTACAGAAATTACCGCATTAGGTAAATCTTTTGGTATAAGTGCAAATTTAGCAAAAAATGTTAGAGAGGACGTGGTTGCATTTGCTAAAGCTACTAACGACGGGTATGTTACTACTTCTAAACTGTTAAAAGCACAAACAGAATTAACAGATGAATTAGGTATAGCTGTAAAGTATTCAAACGAAGAATTAGTTACTTTCTCTAAATTAACAGGAATCGTAGGTTTAACCGCATCTGAAGCAGCTAAGTTAGATCTAGCATCAGCAGGTGCTAATCAAAACCTTCAAGAGTATATTGATAATATTAGAATCTCTACATACTACACTCAACAACAAACCAAGACACATTTTACCGATAAACAAATTTTACAGGAAATTTCTAAACTAAGTGCGGGGATACTTGTTAAATTTAAAGAAAATCCTACTGCAATTGCAGAAGCAGTGGTACAAGCAAAAAAACTAGGAACTACTCTTGAAGGTGTAGATAAAATAGGTGAATCAATGTTAAACTTTGAATCATCTATACAATCTCAAATGGAAGCCGAGTTAATAACAGGTAGAGCATTAAATTTAGAAAAAGCTAGGTACGCTGCATTAACCGGTGATCAGTTAACTCTAGAAAAAGAAATAGCAAGTCAAGTAGGTTCATTAGCTGATTACCAAAAACTAAACGTAATTGCACAAAAATCTCTAGCACAAGCTTTTGGAATGTCAAGAGAAGAAATGTCTGAGATGCTATTAAAACAAGAAGCAATTACTAAGTATGGTGATAAAGCAGCAGAGCTAAACGCAGCACAAGCGAAAGATTTACTTAAATCAGGTAAGACTCTAAAAGATTACCTACAAGATCAAGACACTCAGAGATCAATTCAAGAAAAATTTAATAGTTTAGTAGAAAAATTAGAACAAACCTTAACAGATATCGCTAGCGGTCCAATTGCAGTCATGTTAGGTCAGTTTATAGATTTACTAGATAAAGCAGGTGCATTACAGGGTATATTACTTGGAGTGGCAGCAATTTGGAGTGCTTCAATAGTTATTCCTGTGTTAAGAACAATCGGGGCAGTTACAGGACTTAATAAAGTGTTACTTGAAAATAAAACAATTCAGCAAGCAATAGCAGGATATGAAAGTGTACAACTAAGCGTAGAAGGTGAAAGACTTACTTTACAGGAAGCTTTAGTGATGATGAAAGGAGAAGAATTAGCAACTCAAATAGGAATTGCTGCAGCATGGGCAGTTGCAAATCCACTATATGCTCTTGCAGGATTAGCAGTTGCAGGCACAGCAGTTGCAGGCTTATATAGCCTTATAGCAGGATCAAAATCGAAAACAGAATTTGCCGATGGAGGTATCGTAACAAGTAGAATTGATAATGCAACCGTGGGTGAAGCTGGACCAGAAGCTATTATACCTCTAAATTCACCAAGAGCTAATAACATCTTAGGTAATGGTGGTAACAATCAAGATACAGCTATGCTAGTAAGTGCATTAGCAGACTTAAGATCTTCAATTCATAAAGTAGCCGATAGACCGGTAAACATACAGGTAGATGGTCAAACACTAGCTAACACAGTAGCCAAGAACGTACCAACGAGTTATGGTAACCTATTAAACCCGTCATCAAGAGTATACGGCGGATAAAAGATAACTAACTATGTTAATAAACATAAAAACTAATTTAAAGAGTTTAAAATTTGGTAACGATAGACCAGGTGGAGGAAGTAGTGGACAACCTTTTATTCAAACTCCAATTCCTGATCAGGTACCGCCTGTAAGTGCGGTTGATAATTTATATAACCTAACCGTAACTGGCCCAACTGTACCTATTCAAGGTCAGGCTGATACAAAACGTATCAATAGGTTTTTGAAATCACCTGCCGGTCAGATGTTTATTACACGTCAACAGTATCTACAGTTAGCTAACCCGGATATACAATCAGGTAAAGAAATAGCTTTAGGAGGTGTAGTTGGATTAGGGTTATTAGGTGCAACAAGAATCTACAATGGTTATAACACATCAGCCCAAGTATCAGTACAGGGATCAGGTTTTCATTTTGATAGACATGGAAGTGTACCTGTGAATCCTTATGGTACAACCTATGACTTTATCGCCACTCCAACTCAAGGTAACCCTAACCCAGAAAGACTTCGTACTCTTTATAATCTAAAAATAGCAGGTGATACAACAGGTGCGGTTATACAAGATGCAAGTAAGCTTAATATCTCTCTAGACCGTACACTACTATTACAGTATGTTGGTGGACCAAATTCGATAGGTGGAATTGGTTTAACTACAATACCTCGCTTTAATAATACAGATCTACTCAGTGGCACTCCTAATTCGGGAATTGGAACACCTAGAGGTAATAATAAAACTATATCAGGTACTTCGTTTCTTTCTTACACGGATATCTATACGACTGCTAATCTTTCTAAAAACAACAAAGGAGGTTATTATTATGACACACAGCAATCAGGTTCAAACCTTGTAGTTGAATATACAACTACTATAGTTGAAGGAGATACGGGTAAAATAACATTTGCACCAGGTTACCAGACAACAGATCCAAGTACATTACCTGAAGGACCTAAGGTAGGTAGTGTTAATACAACTAATAAAGGTAATACCTGGAATTATCATCAAATAAGTACTATCCCCGGTAAAGATAAAAACTTAACACATAATATTCGTGAAGATTTTAGGTTAGAACTTAAAGACATAGCCTCTACTAAAGGTTATAGCGGAGCTCCCGGTACAAGCGGAAGTTTAGAATCTAGATACGGTATTGGAAAACCAGGAGGCAGGTTACCAAAGCAAAGAGTAAATTACCTTGAACCATACCCAGATGGGCAGGACAGAATTAATATGCTTGATATACTGAGTGCAAAAGAAGCTGAAAATGCAAATACAAAAGATCTTATTACGTTTAGGTTTGATACAGTAGAAATAGAAAGTGATCAAAAGACAAATGGAGCAGCAGGTAGTACAGCTCTAATTTTTAGAGCTTTCTTAACAGGTCTCACTGATAATCATGCTGCAGAATATTCCTCAGTTAAGTACGTAGGTAGAGGTGATAAGTTTTATACTTACGACGGTTTCACAAGAACTCTATCTTTTAACTTCAAGATAGCTGCACAATCAAGAGAAGAGATGCAGCCTCTCTATAGAAAATTAAACTACTTGATATCACAAATGTACCCTGATTACCAAGATTTTATTATGAAACTTGGAGGTACATTAGGTAATGGATTCATGCGATCACCGCTGGTTAAATTAACTATTGGAGATTATATAGCAGCACAGCCCGGATTTATAACTTCAATGAACATAACAGTACCAGATGATTCACCTTGGGAAATTAATTATGAAAATAGTAGCGATATCTATCAATTACCTCACGTCTTGGATGTAGCTTGTCAATTTACTCCAATTCATGATTTCTTACCAAGAAGATCTTGGATCCCAGAAAACAAACTAGAGGGAAATAAACAAGGAGATTACGCTAATATAACACCGTTAATAACGCCAAATAAGAGTGGTAATACCACTACTGCAAACGGCAACCTATTCGGTATAGGTAAGAATTCTCAGTTTCAAAGTTCTATCTCGCCAATAAAGTAAAATTAGAGTAATGCCAAACAGATATATTTCAATACAGACTACAAAAAATCAAGAAGGTAGAAAGTACTACGTAAATAATATATACCCGGATATTCTTCCAACTGGAAATGATATTTATGTTATTACAACACTAGGTGATAGACTAGATTTACTAGCATATCAATATTACAAAGATACTTCGTTATGGTGGATTATAGCATCAGCAAATGCTTTACCGGGAGATAGTTTATCACCACCGGTGGGCATTCAACTAAGAATCCCTTCTGATATTCAAAGTATACTAGGTACTTATGGGCAAATTAATAGAAATAGATAAAATTAAAATAGGTATATGGCAGCAGGAGATAAGAATACAAATATAGTCGGTAAACCGCTTAATAGCGATATTACAGACCAGTTAACATTACGCCTTAAGACATTAGGTGAATCAGGTACTCGTACCCATGAAAATTTACTTTATTTATCCAATAAGAACTGTTGGATTAAAATGACTTCTTTTTCTGAAATAGTAGGAGACGAAACTACTCTAAAATTAGTTCAGAATCTACTTGGAGGAGAGGTACCGGTTACAAGCCTAACTTCACTGGCTTCTGACTGGAGATTAGCAGGAGGATCTCTACTTAATACACATACCGATAACGACCCTAACAGTAATGCACTAAGTAGCGGGTTAAGATTTGGAGCTGATAGGTACACAGGTGCATACGGTGCAGGTGGTATTAACGAATTAGGGTATAGACCAATGCCCGGTATTCAATCTATGCAAATTGAATCTTTACCACCTTACGGTGCAGTTTAT